TATTGGTAAAATCATTCTAGAACCACTCTTAATTGTGCCTACCTTCTTAAAGGAACTCTGCATACAATCGAGCAATTCTTTGAGCAAACATAGATTTTCCTCTATAGCATTGATGCTCGAAAATGTCAACATCGTTTCGGGTAGAGAGGGTAGGGAAGAGGAGAAATAATATGCGCTTATGAGAGAACGAATATTCTCTATAATTCGCATCATATCATTCTTCGTGGGCATATCCGATTGACTCCATCGTTTTCCGTGAATGTTGGGGAAGTAACCCAACCTTTCCATATTCTCAGCGAGATATGAAACATTGCCTTCAATACGATTTAAATCTGATAAGTTAAAACAACCCTTGAGGTCATATACATCGTCTAAATCTAAACGCAAGATATTCTCGTCCACATACACCTTACCCTCGCTCTCTATCACGAAATCATCATCGTTTACATAAGCCGCGCTATCGTCTTGTACGATTAACGCATCTTCTTCGACTCGCACATCTGCCGCGTGAGTGTGATACTTTTTCCAAGCTTCGATTTTTCGGATAGCAAAGTCAACATCCTCTATAGTTCTATCAAATATAGGCTCTCGCCAAATATTACCCATACGAAATCACCTTACCTTTACCTGTACCACGGAAAGCTCCGCTATATTTAAACTCAACATCTGTCATCATCGTATTATTTGTAAGATAATCGTTTTTGTTTTCGACAATATCTAGTGCATCGAGTCTAACATCGGCTCTCCAAGAGAAATCTAGGCTCATTCTCTGTTTGAGATACGTTGCTATCCAAGAACATACATCAGAAGCCACAGAAGTGTCAATATCACCATTTTCCGATATTTTATAAGTTATAAGAGGATTATCTACAGTAATGGTTTCGCCTATCTCACCAATACGATGACTCACCTCTGTTGAGGTACTTTCAATGCCTTTATCACCCATTGTGTAATTGTAAGCCTTAAGTCTAACCTCTTTTATAGGCTTAGATAGAGTGATTTCCGACTTGGAGTAACTGTTGAACGAATTGATTTCGTAACCCGAGGGTGCAAGTTCTTCAAAGTGCATCGGCTTAATCCAAAGTGTTCCTGTTCGGTCTTGATACATAACACATTTACCTGCGTTTGCTATTAACTGTAAGCAGTTTGCGATACTGTCCTCGGGAAGTGGGGCAGTGGTAAATATCGAAGTTAAACTGTTGTGAATCCTCCATTTAGGAGTTCCGTCACCATTTAACGGAAGCTCGGCACTCTCCAACAGGCGAGTAGCGAGGTCGAATAATGACCTGTCTTTGATTTCCGTAATGTCATCGTGATAAGTAGCCGACATAAACTCTAACAAGTCACGCGCAGTAAAATCTGCGGTCATACCATTCTGCTTCGCGTACCACTCGGATAAGTAGAACGTGCCACCCTTTATCCACTCTATCGTACCATCGTTCAGTTTCAATCCATATTTGGCTCTTACTGCCTGTCTTTCCATAAGATACTTAGATATACCATTCTCATTGTACGGATTATAATCTCCATTTACATTATCGATTGAGAACGAAATCTCAGCTTTCGGTAGCGAGGTGCAGATAGGGTCAACGGATTGCTTGTGTCTATAATCGAACATTTCCGTTTTGGTATATACCATATTTATTCCAACGAATATTTCTTCAATCCTCGGACGATGATTAGGCAAACACCACTTCTTCACGCATATTTCAATTCGGTCATATTCGGCAATATCCAACCAAGTCGATACCGTGACAGAACTGTTATCTACAACTTCCTTTTGAGAAACTATTGTTTCTCCCTTGTATGCCGTTACGATGAAGTTCTCAGCAAACTCACCGAAAGTAGCACTCCAAGTAATCGTAACTCCAGGAATAGGCTTGATAAATAATTCTGTGAAATCTATAGTGACAATCGGCATTTTACTACTGAAAACACAAGTATCATCACTTAGCACATCACCTATATAACCACACTCTCCGTAGTCACTTTCGGGGAGAGCTTTTCGCTCTCCACTCAAAAGCCATAGGTTTTGTTCGAGGGTAGCATAGGGAACAATTTTTTTATCTACCTCACTCACAATCTTGGGTGATTCGGAGATGTAGATTGCTCCATTATCTCGAGAAGTGGCATCTGCAAGAGCTTCGGGGTCACCGATACCCAAAGATACCTCGACATAACTCTCTCTCAGAAGAGTCTGCCGATGTGCATTTTTCCAATTAGCAGATACTTCTTGCATATCTACACCTCCTTTATACTTCGATAAGAGCTAGCGAACAATCCGTCCAACCGAGTATATCACCTGTATCGGGGCTTCTTCGCCATAAGCCTGATTTCCTATCACTCACATACATCTCTTTCGTTACCCATCCTCCAACACTTTGGTCGAAGAACGTAACATTATTTATGAATTTTCCACCTGCGCTCTGACGGAAACATTTCTGTATTCGCGCCCACTGTTCTACTGTGAGATATTTCCAAGATATCTCTATCTTGGAAATATCGTCACGAATTACAGACCCGACCATTCGACCCTCGACATTTCTACCCGAGTCTACTAGGGTGGAGGTGTTTCCACTATACGCAGACGGCTCGGGGAAATCATATCCCCCTACCGATACTAATGCTTTAAAAGCCATTATATAACACCTCCTGTAATAAGAACTCTACCTCTCTCGCGCTGATATTTTTCAACACTGTTGGTAAGATTTTTTCCGTCAAGATAAACTCCACTATCCTTTTCGAGTATTGCTCTGAGGAGCGAATTTTGCTCTCTAAGGAGTGCGTTTTGTTCCTCGTTTGCCTCGGCTACACCACCCGCGATACCCGATACGATTTGGTCGTTGTTTGCAACGGCAGTTCTCCTACCGATGTTACCGACCAATTCTGCTCCGGCTTCGTTTGCGATAAACATCTGACCTTGCTCGGGGAAACCACCTGTAGCATAAGTGGGTACGGCAATTCTGCTGAAGCTAACCTCTTGGATTAGAGTCATACCTCCCCAATCCTCACCGATAATATCTGCCGCCCATTCGACAACATCAGTGAAGCCGTCCATCAGGCTATTGATACCACGAATGACCCAATTGATAGCCGATTCGATACAACCGATGACTCCGTTCATTGCGTTTGCGGCTTCTTGTCTTATACCCAACCACAGGGAAGAGAAGAATCCATCGATTGCTTCGCAAGCATCCTTGAAAGCCTTTTCAACAGGTGCAACAATGGTGTCATCGAACCAAGTGCAAGCATCTTTCCATACTACTTTTATATCTTCCCACAACGATGAGAAGAATCCCGATACAGAAGTCCATACATCCTTAAAGATAGCTTTCGCGGGTATGACAAACGTTTCATCAAACCAAGTGCAAGCATCTTTCCAAGCAGTTTGTATATCTTCCCACAACTGCTCGAAGAATTTTGACACATCCTCTTTGAACCCCTCGAATAATTCAACAGTAGGAGTAATAAATGTGTCGTTAAACCACGTAGATGCGATAAGCCATACGGCTTGAATGATTATCCAACATCCCTCGAAGAAATCGGAAATCCAATCTACGATAGGTCTAAAGAACTCAACAATGGGTTGAATAACTTTCTCGTCAAACCAATCTGCTACTTTATCCCATATATCAACGACATCATCCCAAAGATTCGAGAAGAACTCTGCTACATCTTCCCACAAACCTTTGAAAAATTCAGCTATCGGTTGAATTACATTCTTATCAAACCAATCGGCTATCTTACCAAACCACGCACTTATCTCATCCCATTTTTGAACTATTAAGATAACGAGGTCGGTCACTAAACCTACGGCTAGACCAATGAGTGCACCTGCACCTGCCGTTATCGGGCCGCCTAACATACCGATTACCGCGCCTATACCTGCGCCCGCGGCAGTAGCACCCGCACTTATGAGTAAACTATTGAGCCAATCTATACCGTCTACACAAGCATCGTAGATACCGATGAAGTAAGTAGGAATACCGAGAATGATACCCGATATAGCACCTGCTATTGCCGCACCGGTTGCCGCTATCGTACCTGTTCCTAAATTGATACCCCACTCGGTCAATTTGAGAGCAATCGCGCTACTACCGAATGCAGTATCTATAAACGTAGCTATTTTAGAACCAAGTAATGCGGCACCACCCGCTCCGACTAATGCTCCTCCAATAATCTCCACGAAATTAAACCCATCGAGTCCGTCCGTGATAGCCGATTCCATACCATCTATAGATATCACAAATCCGGTGACAGTAAGTATTGCTCCAATGGTTATAGCATACGAGGGTACGTTCAAAAGAGTGTTAATCGCAGTGACGGCATCCATTAAGGTTTTACTAACTTTCCATAGAGCAATTCCACCGCCTATTAAACCAACGGTTTTGAGAATAGTACCCAAACGAGTATCTAACAACTCACTCCAAGTATCAATATCCTCGGTAATCCCTAGCCACTCTTTCATATCCTCAACTATCTCGGCAACTTTACTCTCTACCAAGCCTGCCATAAAATCGTACTCAGGTAGCTCGAACTCGAAATCCTTGCCCGATTCATCTCCCGAGGAACTACCTTCATTGGGATTTATTACGTTGAGTTCATCAAAGCCAAGCATATAAGACTTAAGTTTTTTTGCTTCTTCTCGCGCTCCCTCTAAATTTTCCTGTACGGCATCCGTGTTTTCGACCACCTTACTCGTACTCTCGCCAATCTCAGGTACTTCAAAACCGAATAGACTAGCAATATTACTAGCGAGAACTCTGATAACTTTCACCACTGCGATAGCATAGGGAAGAAGAGCATTAAGCGCGGGGATGAACACATTACCTATCTCGCGCGCCGCCATACTAAACTCTGCTTTTAACACTCTGATTTGGTTAGCGGGGTCATCGAGTGTTCTTGCCATATCTCCTTGAGCTACAGTTACCTGTGTCATAATCGCATAGTAACGCAACTGTGCCTTTTCTGCCTGAGTCATACTCGATACTGTCTTGTCAATACCAAGTTCTAGAGCAGTAGCTTCGAGTTTCGCTTGTGATAAGTCATAACCGATAGCACGGAGAGGTTCTAGCTCGCCCGCAAGACCCGATTTAAGTTTCGTCATAGCATCTTCGACATCCAAATTGTAGAACGATGCTAAGTCATATCCCAACTGCGTGAGGTTTTTACTCATCGTAGCAGCTCTATCACCCGCGACACCAAAACCTGTTGCCATAGTCATAAATACACCTTGCGCTCTTATCCAGTCACTAGTGTCGATACCCATTGTGCTACTAACGATTTCGGCATAATCTTTCGCTCCACTTGCGTATTCGCCCATTGCAACCGTGAACAAGTTCATATTCTCGATATAATCGTTAGATTTCGTAATAGCCGACCATATCTTCTTACCGAACAATATTACTCCGTTCGCGCTTAATTTTAGCTTATGGTAAAGGTCGGTAAATGACACCGAAGCTTTTTTATTCGTAGGTGCTATCTGATTGGTAGCATCGAGCAATTTTTGAAGTTTTTCGGGGAATGCCGAAAATCCATCGGACACTTTCTTCATCTCGTCACCCAAAGGTTTTAGCGCAGTAGCCAAGTCCTTAATTTTGGTCGCGACTTTGGTCATATCAATCTTATCTAGCTCGGCTAATGTGTTAGGCAACTTTTTTAAGTTAGATAAATACGAAGATATATTCATCTTAGGCAGATTAGATAATGACCTAAGTGAGGGAATAAGACTGTCTATCTTTTTCGCGCCAATATCAAAATTAGCTCCCTGTAACGAATTAGAAAGTGCCGAAATTTGTGTTGCGATACTCGAATTGATTTTTATTCCTCGGAATAAGCCGATAGCTTTCGCTAATTCCGATATATTACTAGCCGACATCGGACTAATGGATGCAGAAGCCGCGCCTATCTCTCGCATTTGAGTCGCAATGGCTTCAAGCCCTAGACCACCCTTTGTCGCATTTTTTAATTTCGTAAGAGATTGTGTTAAGGCATCTATACCACTCACTGCGTTTTTAGCATTGGATTGTATTTCCAACTCCAAAACATCAATTGTAGTAGACATTACACTCACCTCCTTTATTGCTTAGATTGAGTTTTTCCCTCAAACTTCTTATTGATGGATGCCGCCATAGCTTCCATAAACTTCTTACCTTTTTCAGCAATTTTACGTTGCTTTTCTTCCTCATCACGTTTAATTTGTTTGTTATTCAAAGGATAAGGCTTGGCAGAATACGGAGTAGGCTTAGTACCTTTCTTCGCAAACGCGTGTAGTATAGGTGCGACATCACAAATTGCTTCATAGACATACATACCCTGTAACCACAACTCTTGATTGCGCTTCTCGTTTCTCAATTCTTCGGCTTTGCGATAATACTTTACCAAAGTACAATCACCATCCCAATATTGCTCGGGAGTCATACCGATAGCGAGATAATAAGGGAACAACTCATAAAATCTTTCAGTGTAAGTAAATGAGGAGGACGAACTATGTTGTCCGACCTCCTCTGTAATAGACAGTGAGCTACTTACCAACTCGCTGTCCAATCCAAGTTTCCCTCGGACTCGTCAGGCTCATTTACGAGAGCCATTATAGGCTCGTTATACATCTCTGCCAACTTGCCGATAAGTTCCTGCTTGTTAGTCATCTTAGCATAGATTGCATCGATAACCTCGGGTTTCTCGTAACGATGGTTAGCGAGGAACGCGCCCGCGAACAGTGCCGGGAGAACTGTAACAGGCTTGCTCTCGATATCCGATGCTACAAAACCTTTCTTCTCCATCATCTCGACACTTCTACGAGTGTACTCGAGTACATACTCCTTGTTCTGATAAGTAAATCTCAACTGTTTTGCCATAAATATTTATCTCCTTAAAATTATTAAGCCGTAGGTTCGTCAGTAGTAATTGCAGTAGAGGGTGCGATAGAAATCGTCATACCAACGACCTCGTTTACACCACCGCCATTAACTCTAACGGAAAGATAACCCTTGAAATAAAACGCACCCTGTGCGCCATTCTCACCGAAGAAAACTGCGAATGACTCATCTTCACCCTTGAGGTCAACGAGCGCATCGTAATCGGTCTTGGTGTAGTTGGCAGTAAACTCAAGCGCATCTGCACTCTGAATACCCTCGATGTAGGTCTGCATCGCATCCGAGAGAGTAGTAGTTTCAAGTAGCTCAGGTGCACCGCCGAGGTCGGGGAAATCCTTAATATCTACGAGTTTCGCATAAGTAGAACCCGAACCCTTGTGCTGAAGGGTAATGCCATAAGTAGAAATAGCCATAATAATTACCTCCTAAAAACTTTCTTATCTTTGGAAACTACACCCCTATATCTTCCCAACATTCTGTAGATTGTGGCATCATCCACGTTGGGAATAGGTTGTAGCATTGCGCGACTAAATCCGAGGGTCGCAAACTCGTTATCTATGAGCGAAGCAATTGCCTTACATTCGCTCTTTTTGCCACTAGTTTTATTAGAGTAGATATTTACCTCGTATGTAATATCTGCGTGATTCTCAAGACTAGAACACGTTTGTGTTCTGTCATAAGCTGAGTTATCAATTTCAGCAATTGACACACAAGGGAATCGCGAGGGTGACTTAACGTATTCGCCAACAACATACGCACCGGGATAAGCCGTTCTCACTGCTTTCGCAATAATATTAAATATCTCGTTTTCTATATCAACCATTGCCGAATACCTCCCTCGCTATCGTTTTACAATCTTTCTCTAACTGTCTTGCAGTGTTATACATAAATGGTCGGCTCTTAAAGCCTTTAGTCCATCTAAAACCACCGACATCATCATTGTAATATATCCAACCTTCGTCACCGTGGTTGTTCACATCGTACTGCCATCCTTGTGGGTTTGGGTGAGGTGAACGGCTACCAACAACACCTGTACCAAACTCAACATAGGCCGCGTAATAAGCACCCGCTTTTATAATACCTACGTTGGTACTAGGACTATAATAGCCCTCGATACTGTTCATCAGTTCGCCTGAGTAAACGGCATCTAACCTCGCAACTTGGATTCTTGCAACTTCCGCACCATAATCGGTCAATGCTTCAACCAATCGGTTACACTTTTCGATAAACTCTTTCCGAAAATCCTTAACCTCATTGATTGCACGTTCTATTTCTTTTTCGTCCAAAGTAAACCTGATAACTGTTTTACGCATTGACTTTTACCTTCTGTATCGCAATCGACACTCCGTTCAAGCTCTTAGCCACGCGCTTTACGATATAATCGTGAGGTGTGTCGGTAGAGCCGTCATCGTTAGGGTAGGGAAGAGTATCGACCCATAGAATTGAATGCTCGTTTATAGTAGCACTCATATCGTCAAGCACGATTACCTTATCGTAACTCTCGCTCTCCCCGAACTGTCGGCTCTGCATTTCGCCCTGCGCGGCAGAAACATTACCGAAACATTCTATTGGATTACTGTACGAAATTTTATACTCACCTGTAGCATTGCCGTATTCGTCAATGATTTCGGTTTCGCCTATGTACGATGCGTAACAAAATTTTGATTTATTTCGTACCATACAACGCATCACAACACCCCCACGTGAGGACAAACCTCACTCAGCATAGCTTCGGGAACATCGGCACTCGCATAAGAACGGCTAATGCCGTTTTCGTTGTGCGCGACCTCTCCTTCTGCACCCCTCTTATTGAGTAGATACGCGGCTATGTCACACTGTAGATAACCATATCTACGAGGAACTTCGGTTACAGTATCGTCATACGGGTAGGCACGATTGATTATCTTTCGACCTGCGATAGCGAGGTACGAGATTAGTACATCGTCAGACCAATCACCCTCGTTAGGTTGTCCTACCATAACTCGCAACATTGATAACTTTTCGACTTCTGTCATAATCTCATACCTCCATTATCGTTTGGAAATTAAGCACCGAGCTTAATCTTTACTGCCTTACTCTCATCGGTAAGAGCAACGATGTAATACTTACGAGAGTACGCGTGGTTCACACGAGTGTTAGCAGCATCCTCAGAACGATTACCCTTGGTGATAACCTCGGTTTCTACACCCTTCTTATTGAAGATGGTAACTGCACCCTTGATACCTACTACAATCTCGCCCTCGGTAGCATCTGCCTTATCGTAAAGGTTGATACCTGCTACAGAGCCGATGTAACCGCTTCTTGCGAATGCTTCAACGTACTTAAGCTCATCCTTAAGAGCCTTTCTTACCTTTGCCTTATCCTTGGGGCAAACGAAGCCGAAAATCTCGATATTCTCAACATTCTCAAGATTAAGTGCGGCAGAAGCATCTACGAACGCATCGAAATCGAAAGCAGTAGCGGGAACCTCAAGACCGGTCTTTGCGAACTCACCATAGATATCAGCCTGCACAGTGTTGAACATATCAGTACCCGCGTGCTTCATACCAACAGGAACGAGCATAGGGTCGGTCATTGCGTGCTCATCATTCCAAATGAATCTGTTCTGAGCGAGAGCAATGTCATACTCAACAGGAGTATAGCTTACCTCGATAGACTTGGAGTTACCCTGTCCTACAGTAAGCTTTTCAGTACCATCGGTAGCGCGATAGGTGTGGATAATACGCTTCATACCCGCAGTACCTACGAGAGAATCATCGACCACGCAGAATCTCTGAAGGTCGAGATGGGAATTGAACTGGTCTTCCACAGTATTAGAGAGGAAGAAATTAGAATAAACCTGATTTGCCATAGTTAATTACCTCCATATAGCTTTTTATACTCCTCGGGATGCTCTACTGAATATTTATACTGTTCGGCAATAGACATCTTCGAGAAAATTTCTTTTGTAATAATTTCCGAACCATTACCCCCTTCGGGTTTCGGGGTTTCTTTCAGAACATCAGCACGGATTTTCTTTTCTACCGACTCGTTATGCTTCTTCTGATTTGCGAACACTTTATCAAGTTCGCCATTTGCAAGAGCTTCTGCCGTTTCATTTGCAAGATTTTCGTCATAACCAAGAGCGAGATATTTTGCTTTGTGACCGGCTACTGTTTTCTCTTTGAGTAGGGCATCTCTTTCCTTGATTAGTGATTCCATCTTTTCGGCATCCTCTTTAGCCTTAATTTCCTCTGCCGACATTTTCTCACGCAACTGTTTCTTAAATTCTGCTGCTTCGGAATTGCTCTTAGAGAGCGCGTTCTTTAGCCTATCAATCTCTGCCGAGTTATCGGTAGGC